GCCGGCAGCCACCTTCTCGGCGGCACGCTCGCGGGCGACGATCGCTTTCAGCTGCGCCTCGCGCTCCATCAGCTGACCAAGGTCGGCAGCGTCAAATTTCCGACTGCCGATCGTGTAGCTCTTGGCGCCCTTGCTGACGATTGAGCGGATAGCGGCCTGCACCGCTGCTAGGTCTTGCTCGGCCTGGCTCTGGCCGTTGAAGGCGCTTGGTTGGCCGGAGTAGTTCAGTCCTGGCAGCACCAGCGTGGTGCCAGATCCAACGGTGAGCACAGTGGCGCCGCTGGTTGCTCGGGTCTCCCAGTACCAGGTGCCGGCATCAAATGCGCTGGATGTAGTGGCGGTGATCGCCATATCCCACCCGCCATCAGCACGGGCCGTGCCGGTAACTATGGCGCCTTCGTGGTTGGTGTTAGTGCGCAAGTAGGAGATCAGCGTCCAGCTAGCTGATGTAGCTGCGTTGCCGTCAAGATCCACTGTCGGCGGCTCCACCCACCGCACTGTTGTGCCGGCCCGAATGGTGGCGGGAACTGTCATGGCTCAGGCTATGGATCACCAGCCAGACACGAATCCGCCAGTCCTCGATGGTGCGGCGCTGCGGCGCTTGGTGGTCTCAGGCGTGGTGGCATTGGTTAGGCCGGCCTCGAGCTGGTCCCACATCGTGGCGCGGTTGTAGCGGCGCTTCAGCAGCTCCAGCATCGCCAGGCAGTACACCTTCAGGTCAAGCGGTTCATTGCGAGCGCCGCTTGGCTTCACCCACTCCAGCACCTGAAAGCCCTTGATGTAGCGCGGCTGCAGTCGCTCGCAGGTCAGGCCCTGCAGGTAGTCGTCGGTGGTGGCGTTATCGAAATGAACAAATCCTGGCCCGTGCTCTTCAATCTTCAGCCGGCTGTAGATCGTGCGCTTGATTGCATGGGTGCCAACCATGTAGAGCGTCACGCCGTTCTTGATGATCTTCCCCTTGTAGTTCACGTCCTGTTTTGTGCCCTTGCCCAGCACCGGGTTGTTGCGCTGGCTTGATCCCTTGATTGCAGCAACGCCATCCTTTGCGTAGCGGCGGCAATACTCATACGCCTCGCCGGTGTAGTGGCCGCCGGTGTCAACTGCACAGCGGATCACCTTTATCGTGCCGCCGGCTTCATGCGGCCAGGCAATCTCGCGGATAATGGTCACCTGCTGCCAAACCTGATCCTGTCCAGGGTCGCCGTCGATCTTCTGGTGCCAGATCCGCCAGGCTTCATCGCCGCGGCCGTAGCCCCAGACCGTCACCTCGAGCCAGGTGTCCTGAACGTCCACGGCCATCACCACCGCCAGCACGCCAGCCGGGCAGCTGCCGTGGTCGTAGCCGCCCACCCGCGCCATCAGGCCATCAGCGCTGACCTTGGCTAGGCTCTCGTCTTCCCAGGCTTCAGCGGCGCGCTTATTGACCCAGCCCTTCAGCAGCAGCGGATCGCCCTTGGCGCGCAGGAACTCATCGCGGATCTTCTCCCAGCTCAGCCAGCCATAGGGCGCGTACCAGCCAGGCAGGTGAAAGCCGGCTGTCTCCCCGTCACCCTTGGCCGTGGCTCGCCACACTCCGCCGGCCAGCATGGTGGTCTTGTGGTGCTGAGCGACTCGCTCGCCGCAAGCTGGGCATTGGCACCACACCTCGCCGTCGGCGGTATCCCAGACCATGTGCTCCCGCCACCGGAGCACCTCAAGCGCGCCGCAGCAGGGCATAAGCGCATGGCGCAGCCGGCGGTCGCTGCGCTCTTCAAACTCCCAGGTAATCCGGCAGGCGCCGCGGGTGCCAGGCGTGCTGGTGATCAGTCCCTTGCGATCAGGGAAGTTGGTCTGACGGGCCTCGGCGTTTTCCAGTGGGTCGCCCTTGTCGTCCATCTCCAGCGGCATAGATGACACCTCGTCGGCCCACACGTTCTGCGCTGGCATCCCCTGCGCTGCGCTGCCGCTGTTGCCGCCGATGATCGACAGCAGCATGTCGCCCTCAAACTCCTTCAGGAACATGGCGTTGGCCGCGTCCCTGCTTTTGCTGCTGAGCGACTTCGCTGCCACTGCCGGCGTATCGGTGAACAGTGGCGCCAGCCGCTGCCTGATCTGACGCTTGGCAAAGCTCTCAGTGGGGAACATCGTCAAGAATGGCGCCGGGTCCATTGCGATCGTCCGGCCCAGCCAATTCAGACCTGCCTCTGTTTTCCCCGTCTGGCTGCCGAAGATCAACACCACCCGCCTGATGCGCCGCTCGCGGGGGCTCAGCAGGTCCATCGGCTCCCGCAGGTAAGGCACGCGATCAGTGCGCCACTGTCCTGGCTCCGAGCTGCTTCGGCGTGTGAGCTGGCGCTCGGCGTCCGCCCACTCGCTGACGGTCAGGTCTAGCGGCGGCTGCAGTGCTGCAATAAATGCGTCTCGGTAAACCTGCGCCGCGTCAGCCATTGGCCATGCCCTTGAGTGCCAGTTCGATCTCTTGCTGCAGCAGCGCCCTGATGTCTTCCGGGTCGCTCATCGCTGCCACCTTCGCGGCATTGCGGCTCGGGACAATCAGCAACAGGTCACGCACCTGGCGGGCCAGCCTAGCAGCCTCCTTGCGCACGTCCTGCAGGTTGCCCATCTCCCCGCTGCGCTCCTTGTATTCGAGCTCCGTCAGCTTTGCCTCGTAGGCCGCCTTGACTTGCTTGCTCATCGCCAGAGACGGCCCGCCCTTGGCCGCGGCCGCGGCTGCCGGTGGCGGTTGCGATGTCGCAAGCCGCTGGCGCGCTGGCGTCTCAACGCCGATCGGCCGGGAACCGCCGCTGGCTTGGCCGCCGTACTCGCTGGGGTCGGTGCGTGTTGCCCACTGCTCATCTGCCACCGCCGGATTGATGACCCAGCGGTGGCCATCCCGTACCACTGCTGGCGGTGTCAGGCGTTGGTCTTTGATGGCGTTGATAACCGCCACGTGAGACGTTCCCCGCAGGCCCAGCGACTTGCGGTGATTGGCGTAGGCCTGAAGGTTCATGTTGGCCTCTCGATTACCCAGCCAGCAAAATCACCAAACTTGAACCAGAGATAGGCCTCGCCGCCGAGCTGGCTTTCAAGGATCGGACGTTGGACCCCAGAGAGGCTTAGTTCTTTTTCGACGATCTCATCAGGCGTGACGCCTGCTGCGCGCTTCCCGGCGAGTGTGAGCCGGTAAAAGACGGTGCTCAGATAGCCGCCAACAGGTTCGAGCTTGTCGAAGACGACGATCGCCCCACCAGGGCGGCAAGCGTGCCGCAGACGGTTCATTAGCTGAACCCGCTTCCGCGGCTCCACAAACATCAGCGTCAGGAAAACCACGGCCAGATCGAAGCCTTGATAATCAATATTTTCAGCCTTGGCGCAGACGATCTCGCCCGGGGCTTCGTAGCGCTTGACCATCTCGGCTGAGGGCTCAATGCCGATCAGCCTGGCGCTGCGGTCAGCAAGCACTGGCGCGATGGCTCGGCCGATGTTGCATGTAGCAGCACCAAGGTCGTAGACCAGGCCGCCGTCAGGGATGTAGTGCCGGGCAATGTGGGTGATCGCGTTGGTCGCGAGGTCATACCACGGCAGCTGCTCGCGCACGTGCCGATCAAAGCCGGCAGCGACGCCCGCTGTCTCGAAGGTCCAATTGCTTGGGATGTCCATCAGTCTTTGGGAAGGTAACCGAACGCCTTGCGGAGCTCGGTGTTGTAAAAAACGATGGGGTTGGCCACTTGACCGGCCACGGTGTCAGATATGCCGCTGCCGCCCTGGAACGTGTCCTTTTGTCGGTTGATCACCCAGGACGGAAGCATCGAGCGCGCGGCTGTCTTGAGCAGCCCTTTACCTGGCGGTGAATCAGCTTTAGATAGCTGGATCGCCGCTTCTACCAGTGGCTGCTCCATGAAGGGAAGCCGACACTCGACACCGGCCGTCATGAAGGCCTTGTTGCATCTGACGAAGTTGCCACGCGCCATCTTGCTCAGCTGAGCGCGGCGCAGCGCAAGGATCTCTACATCATTTGCCTTGGAGGCCTTGATGCAAAAGTTGCCGTAACCGCCGAACAGCTCATCAGCAGCTTCACCGGACAGGCAGGCCCGGAACCCATCGGCATAAATGCGTCGTGCCAGGGGGAGGCACAACACTGCGATCTCGATCTGTGCCTTGCTCGAAATCTCGATCGAGTAGAGCGCATCCTCGATTGCATCGCGCGAGAATGCCACATCAACCTCGATGAGGTTCACGCTTAAATCAGAGCAAATACGCCGCGCTGAGTCCAGGTCGGCAGAGCGCTTGGAATGGACAGCGGTGTAGGCCGTGACATCAGGTCTCATCTCCTTGGCTAATGCCAGGACAATGCTGCTGTCTAGGCCGCCTGAGATCAGGCAGCAGACAGGGGCATCAGCCGCCAGCCGCTTCCGAACGCCTGCGCGCAGATGCTCGAGCAATGCCGGGCCATCCATCGGCGCTGCGCCTGGCAGTTGATACCAGCAGCGCCATTCGCCGGTGACAAGGTTGAAGGCATAGCCAGGTGGCACAGCGATCGGCTTGACGCCTGACGGAAAGGCCTTGCGCTCGGAAGCCCACAAGTAGCCCTTCTTCGTCTTGGCCAGGTAGACAGGGATCTTGCCAAACGCATCTCGCACTAGCCAGTGGTTGTTTCTTGTATCGCTCCAGGCGAAGGCAAACATCCCGTCAAGTTGTGGGAGGCACTCCAGTCCATAGCGCTCAAGCATTGCGGCCAGCACCTCGGTGTCGCCGCTCGTCACGAACTCGACGCCGGCAGCCTTGAGCTCATCGCGCAACGCGCTGTGGTTCCAGATCTCCCCGTTGAAAGTGAGGGTGTTGGATGCGTGGATGAACGGCTGGCTTGATGCCGCTGACAGATCCACCAGCGCCAAGCGCACGTGGCCGTGAACCGCAGCATCGTGCTCCTTGATGCCCTGACCATCCGGGCCACGGTGCTGGATGCGGTCCAGCATCCCCGCCACGACGCGGGAGCTCTCGTTGATGGCGCCGGCTAAGCCACACATCGCAGGATCTGCTCCTCAATTGTCTTTGCAACTTGCGCCATCATCAAAGGGGGAACGGCGCGGCCGATCCGCTCCCAGCGCTGCGAAAAGTTGCCGGTCAGCTCGAAGTCGTCGGGGAAGCCACCGACTCGGCGCAGCTCCTCGAGAGTCAAGGAACGAGGCTCAGCCCAGTGATACAGCTGCTGACAGCTTTGGAGGATGGTGTTTGCTGGTCGGTCAGGCTTCAGTTTACAGTGAGTAAAGAAACTATGTTTTCCAGTTAATTTCTCTGCCCCATCTGACAAGAAACACCCTGCCTTTGTCGCTACCCAGTAGCGGTGCGTGTCGGTCCCAGGCTTAAGTCGCTTCGCCTCGGCGCCCTCTGGCAACCCTTCGACCGCTTCGCCGACCGTGTAGCGGTAAGGCAGCGGTGACGGGTGAACTGGGTCCAGCCCGAGATCATCTCGCACGCCAACAAAGATCGTCCGCTGTCGCATCTGCGGAACACCGAGCCATTGCGCATCGAGCACCCGGCAGCTCACCCGGTAGCCAGGCTCCCGGAGCGCCGCAAGAATCCGCTTAAAGTAGCCCTTCGCTGTTCCTTTCGTCAGTCCGCTGACATTCTCAGCGACGAAGACCTTCGGCCGGATTCCGTCGATCAGGCGGACATACTCAAAGAACAAGTCATCGACCCGCTGCGCCTTGTCGCTGTAGGCCTTTACCTGGCCCCATCCGGCTTCGCGCTTGCCTGCTGTTGAGAACGCTGAGCACGGCGGTGAGCCATCGAACAAGTCCAGCTCGCCGCGATCAACGCCCGCCTTCTCCAGCACATCCTCCGGCTTGACCTGCCGAATGTCCCGGGTGTCCAGGAAGCTCTTCGGATGGTTGGCCTTGTAGGTCCGCTGCGCTTCTTCAATGAACTCGTTGGCGTAGACCACTCGGTAACCGGCCATGCGATAGCCCAGGCATGACCCGCCGCAGCCGCTGAAGGTCGAGGCAACCTTGTACCCGTTCCACGGCAGGGCCTCGATCTCGGCCATCGACGGCACCCGGTAAGGCGGCTTCGTCATTTTGTCTTGCCGCTCCACTCATAGCCGCACGACGGGCAGCGGTGTTCGGTCTTGATGTCGTCGTTGACTTCTTTGAACTCTTCCGGCGCTTCATCAGCGTCAAGCTGTTCAGGATCTAGGAGGCTGGACAGCTCCTTCTCGTCAAAGCCCAGCAGGTCCAGGTCGAAGTCGGCAAGGCTTAGCGACATCACCTCCTGCTGCAACAGGCTGAAGTCCCAGCCGGCATTCAGCGCCAGCTTGTTGTCCGCGATTACATAGGCCCGCTTCTGCTCCGAGCTCAGGTGATCCAGCACCACCACGGGCACCTCAGTGAGGCCCAGATCCCGCGCAGCCTTGAGGCGGCCGTGCCCGGCGATCACGCCGTCGTTGCCGTCCACCAGGATTGGGTTGGTGAAGCCGAACTCTTGAATCGACGCGGCGATCTGCGCCAACTGCTCCGCGCTGTGGGTGCGGGCGTTGCGCTCGTAGGGGATCAGCCAATCCAGCGGCCGCATCTCAATCCGCTTGGCGGTGGGCGGTGTTGGCATCGGTGGCGGTCGTCTGAGCACAATGTAAGGAGCACTTACAAAGGGTCAAAAACCTGTGCATAGCTAGGCTTTACAGTTTGGCGGCCGGTGGCGGCCGGTGGACTGGGGCTTGCGGAATGTAAGTAGCTTGCAAAAGTCCCGCTAGGCGCAAGGCGAGCCACAGGATTACC